TTGAAAAGATGATTAATAAGATTATTAGTGGTATAAATGGTATAATAGAAGGTATTAATTGCTTACTTGCTTTTATAAATTTTATTACAGAATTATTTTCATATATATTCAAATTTGTTGCTTGGTTTTTTATAGCCTTTTTACCTTGGATAGGTCAATATATAGAATGTGCATTTATGAAAATAACCAACATTACAAAATGTTTTCCCTGGTATGCATTAGATTGTTTCATATGGGTAGTTTGTCTTCCTTTTCGTTTTCTACTTTGGTTAATTGATTCTATATTTAATTTAGGTATTCAAGAAATAATACGTGATTATTTTTGGTGTCCTTTAGAAGATTTAGACAAATTTATACACACGGAATTAGGTACAGGAGTTCATATTATTCATTTTCCAGATTCTGTTATAGAGACATGTTATGAATGTAAAACATCATCTTTCCCTCTAATGCCATGTGCAAGAACAATTGATCAAAGATACAAAGAATTAATAAATTGTGGAAATAGTAAATACAAATATTCTTGTTCTCCTCGTAATTCTTGTAGTGATAAAGTTCAAAAATATCAAAATTGCGGAAAAGTGTTGAATGAAGGAAAAAAAATAAAATATTTAAGAAAATTATAATTATTTATTATATTCATATGAATCTAATAAATAATGATGGATGTGTTACAATCCATTTAAATGAGATACAACAAAAGGATTTCCCTTCAATTGTGATAAAATATCAGGATTTGTTCTATCTATTTGAATATTCTCATATAAATGATTTGCACCTGCCGTCTGCTTACCATAATTGTCTATAGAAATATTTTGCGGAGGCATTGTCGGATTCCATTGTCTTTTATTTGTCAAATCAATATCTTTTGGCATAGCTGTCATATTCACAGATGGATTGAAAATACCATTTTTACCACCAGGTGTGTATCCCACCAATGTTGAAGATTTCAAATCGTTATTACGCTGATTATATTCGGCATCATAAGTACGTGGTTCTCTGCCTCTTTCATTTGCACTAGCAACCCCCGCATAATAAAAATCACTTTGAGTTTGTCTATTATTCACAATTGACTGTTGGGGGTTCGTTTCATATCCGCCTCCATTTTGTCCTCTATCCACGAACAAATGTCCACTAGAAATTTCAGTGGTTTCACGAATCGTAGGTCCAGGACGGTCACTAGGATTAAATATATAAGAATTGGATACTGTTTTACCTGGATTCTGGTAAGGTCGCAATGTACCAACAGTATTCTCTTTTCTTGATGGGCGAAGAACGTCCAATAAAGGTGCTATTGCGGCAGTAATAACTCCTCCAGCAACACCTAAATATCCTCCATTTTGATTTACAGAACGATTGTTCTGATACATAAATTGCGATTTAATACCATAATCGGCTTCATTCGGACCGCCTGCGCCCATACGATAAGCCGGTTGTAGTTGAGGACCATCTAAATCAATATGTTTTGAAGGCATATATTCTCCGTCCATTCCTTGTGCTTCTACTTGAAATCCAGCAATACCAGTATAATCAGTTGTAGTTTCTGGACGATTTACATGTTGAACAACAGGAATCGCACGTGCTGTTGGTGCGGTTTGTGCACCAACAGTAGTAAATAAACGTTCAGGTCCAAGTTCAAAAGATGTTTCTACACGATTTTTTTCCATTATGCCTAAATTGGCACGTTCTTTTATATAACTATCAGCCGGTCCTTCATGTCCAAATAACATAAATTCACCAGCTTTTGGTTTATTATCAGCACGCATTTCGTCTACATTTCTAGGCATGTACATATCACGTGCAACCAACCCAGAATTATATCCACCAACACCATTAATACCATATCCAGCACCGATAGCTGGAGCAACCAATTGATCGTCAAATGGTTTTACATTAGACATTTTGAGAGAAGGATTGACGCGGGATTGCATGAAATCACTTGTATTTGGCATACCATATGGATATTGGTAACCTTCGCGAGGGGAAAACAAAGGAGCACGTTCTTCTTTTGAAATGGTTTGAGAACCTGAACCGATGTAATTATCCATGATACTTTCACCACTGTTGGCATCTAAATGAGAACCTCTCAAATGACTACCAAAATAAGGTTGCATATTGTTATGTTTAAAATAATTGGCATCTACTTTTTGACCACTTAATGAATAATATTTGGAATTGTTTTTATCAATACTTTGATTCACGATGTTTTTCTCTGAAGCGGGATCAAAATATTTGTCTGTGTAGGCTGTGCCGTTATATTTATTGACAGTAGACAATTTAGAAGTCAAATCATTTTCTGCGTTTTGAACAGGATATTGTTCCGGATAATTGCGATCCGGAACATTTACATTTGGTAAAAGATTGTCTTTTTTAAGAGGTTCAAAATTTTCTTTACTTGAATTTTGATTGGATATTATATATAAACCACCTAATGCTACTAAAGGTATTGCTAATTCCATGGATATAATATAGAATTATAGAATAATATTGTGTAAATATGCCTACAGAATATTTTGTTTCGTTTTTTATTTATGAAAAATTAGATTCTTGTCCTAAATAAGAGAACGTTGGTACTTTTGTTCTGAAGTTGTCCTTTTCTAATATGCGAGTTTGTAGCCCAGTTTGTATCTTATTTTCTGCATTTGCCTGTGGGTTAATAAAAGGAGTTTCCCATCTCGTTTGTTCTAAATCTTTGTAGGTCCATGCTGGATGACTTGCGCGTGATTCTAGAACTATGGGATTTTGCGATTTATACATAAATGGATAGGTTCTCGCTGCTGATTTTTTGTAGTCATTTGCAGTAATATCATCGCGAGTATATTTTCTTGTAAGTCCTAAAAGATCATTTTCTAAATTGAGAGTATTGGTAGTAAGATTGGCGCCCCATTTTTGTAAACGGAGTTGAGGATCTTCTTGGAAAGGCATATTGACTCCTATACCAGGAACATTGAGCATGTAACGTCCTGCGAAAGAAGTTTCTGTGACATATTTTCTTATTCTTGCGGGGTCATCGTGGAATCTGGTGAATGCCATTATAGTTATATTTTATAAATATAATTATACGGATAATTTATCAGAATGAGAAACAATTTTATTGAATTTCTCTATTATATCATCATATGAAAATCTATTTTTCATCATATTTTACACATTTCAAATGCATATTATTTAGACCAATCATTTAAATTACGACACAAAGGACATAATGGGTTATAATCATTTTCATCTTCGTCACTAAGCCTAACTTCGTAATATTATACCAACAATTATTACAAATTTTATGATTACATTTTAGTATTATCATAATTTTATTTTCTAAACAAACAGGACAATCATCTATAATATCTGTTGTTTTATGTCTTCCCATTTGAACCGCACAATTAATACACATACCATTATGGCAATTTGATACCCATTTAGGTTGTTTTATATTACAATATTTATAATTTCTACATTCAATCGGTATGCAGCAATTAGAAGGACAATAGCCATTATGTAGTCTATGACCACAAACACATACTTGATTATATTCATTTGTTTCTTCGTTATAACATTGACATTCACATTGAATTAAACATTCACCATTTTTATTACAATAAGACATTTTATTTTAGTTGTAATATAATATTATTAAATCATTTTATTATTATATAAAATCAGTGTTTTAAATGAAAAAAGGTGTAAATAATGGTCAATATAATAATATAAAATTGAATTTACTTATATATATAAATAAATTATTAAATTATGAGTGAATTTACAAAAAATTTAGATGAATTATCATATATTACAAATAAGAAACATAGTTTAACAAAACACTTACAAAAGAATTATAAGGAAAATATACATTATATTATTGAATCTCTTGATATTAATAATAGAAAACGAGGTGGTCATAATAAACGCATATTCTTACTTACAGAAACAGCGTTTGAACTATTAAAAAATTCATATAATATTAGAAATAAATATATTGTAGATATTAGCGATACTGTAAAAACAATAAATATATCTATGTGTATTGAAAATCAGACAATAGGATTCATAGAAAATTCATTTAAGGGAATTGTTGAATGTTATCGTCAATATATTATCAACCCATATCGTATTGATTTATATTTTCCAAAATATAAATTAGCGATTGAATGTGATGAGTATAATCATGCCGATAGATATATAAATAAAGAAAAAGAAAGAGAAAAATATATTATATCATTAAGTAATACATTAATAAGATATAACCCAAATGTTCCAAATTTTGATTTATCAAATATATTAAGAGATATACATAAAGTTATTTTAACCCGTATACAATGACATGTTATCAATATTATATGAATATAATATTGATGTTACGATTTAATAATATTTTTATGAGAGAGTTATGAGCAAGGGTCACATATTTGCAATTAAACTTACGCTTAATTGGAATATGCAACACCCGCCCTTTAGTACCCCTAAGTTTCCCTAGGGGAATGGACTGTATCTTAACCTGACTCAGGCTGCTTAGGCCTTCTTCATCAAGCGACTACCGTTCAGTCTCTGACGGCTAACCATAGACTAGCAAAATCGTCTTTAGGTTATAACCATGCGGATTGCCCAATCTTCAACATTATTACCATACCCGAGTTCTCTTCTCGGCCATGAGCAGGTTTCCCATACTCACTTGGTAGTTGAAGCTCTAAGGGGTTCCCCGAACAACAAGTAATCTTGCAAGGACTTTGAAATCCTCACTAACAACTGACCTTTACTACAGGGGTCAAACCGAAGTTTCCACAAACAGAGCCTGATTTGTTTGTGGCGGGTTGTTTTTCTGCACAATTCTTAATAAGTTGGCAAACTATTAAGTAAGCCAAAATATCAAGTTTAATGCCGCTCATAACTCTTAATACATTGTAGTTAAGGGCGTACACACGCACCTTAGCTGTGGCAGTAGAGGCAACTGTCGGGGAAGAAAGGACAAGCTGAAGAACAGCGTTATCAATTCTGGAGAAGTTGCAGCTGCCGCTTGGTTGATGTTCCTCAGGTCTCAATGCGAAGGAATACACGTTGATACCAGTGTCCGGGTTGCGTGTATGGTGTTGGAAAGGCTGAAGAACATCAAAGTACGATCCCTCGCGCTCAGAGAAGCGGTCCTGGCCGTTAAGCTGGAGCTTAGCGGTGACAACCGGGTTCTCACCCCAACAGTGCATGTCAAGGGCGGTCTCAGCAAGAACGAATGTTCCAGCATCAGAAAGTCCAGAAGCGGTGACAGGGGAAGCGGTAAAAGGACCACCCCATTCATTGGACACCGATACATTAGGAACATCAGTGGCTCCAGCCATCTGGAAGAGACCATTGCTTGCGATGAAAGCATTGGAACCAGAGGTTTCAGCAGGTCCGCCGAATGCATGGATAGCATTAGGAAGAGCATCAATAGAATCCGTGTAGTTGAAAGGCTGAGCACCAAGAGTCTTGAAAAGAACCTGAGCAGCATCAAGAGACGAGCAATAGTCAACGTTGGCATCAGGTTGAACAACCCAAACAAGCTCCTTAACCGGGTGGTTGAAGTTGAGCTTGATCTTGTTGCTGGAAGAACCAACAGATTCATCACCAGTGAACTGAACTTGCTCAATGAGGTACTCATGAGGGTTCTGGGCCATCTTGCGGCGCTCATCGGTGTCAAGGAAGATGTAGTCAACATAGAGAGAAGCAGCAACAAGCGATTGTTGGTAAGCGGTTGTGCATGTCTGAGTTCCAGATGTGGCGGCGAGGCTGTTGACAGCCCAGAGACACTCACCAATAGGACGAATGTCAAGGTTAATCTTGACCTCGTGGTACTGAAGAGCAATCAGAGGAAGAGCAAGACCAGGGTTGCGGCAGAACCAGAATTGAAGAGGAATGTAAAGAGTGGTCTCAGGAAGGGCATTGCGAGGAGCGCAAACCTGTGTAGGCGAACCAGCGGCAGCACAAGGTCCAGAGATATTGGCAAAATCAGGATCAGTGATGTAAGTCAACTGAGTAGTATTACCAATGATCTTGAAATAACCACGTTTCTGTTCCTCAGAAACAGTGAGCTGGTTCCAGATGTGCATCCAGTCACCATATTGGCGGTCAATGCGTTGACCACCGATCTCAACCTCAACTTGAGCAATGAGTTGCTCACCAACGAAGTCCAACCAACGAGCATAAACAGAGTTGGTAGAGTTCATGCTTTGGTTGATCTCAGGAAGAGTGACCTGAAGGTATGTGCGGTAGCACAGGTCACCATTTCTGGAGATTGTGCAAGTAACACGGCGACCAAAATCAGCCTGGCCAGAGAAAGTCTGCTCAATAGACTCCATGGCAAAGTTTGTGTGGCGCCTGTAGGACACCTTCCAGAAAGTAATCTCAGGGGTTCCAGTAAGGAACACGTCTTGTGCGCCGTAAGCGACTAGTTGCATCAGAGCTCCACCCATTGTGAATTATATACTTCCTAAAGATAAAAATTCCTAAAAGATTTTATTTATGAAAAAATACTCTACATAAAATAAAAAATTATTATAAATTAAAAAATTATCTAGATACTTCTTGTATAATTCCAACAGAATTATTTATTGAATGTAGGAGACAATAAACTCCCTTCTAATGCATTATGTTGAATAAATTTTTCTAAATAATCGGAATGAAAAATCTCGCGTCTATTTTCATGTTTTTTGATAAAAATGTAAGATTCAGATTCTTCGTTTTTTTTTACTGTCCATCCATTTTCTATAGCATTATTAATAAACATGATTTTTTGAAATTGTTTTTTATCCATTTGTACAGAAGACATGTATATAATATTCATTGAAATCAATATTATAAATGCTACGAAAAATCATTAATTATAGTTACAAGAATATAAAACCCCAACATATTATTTAATATATGTATGAAAGGGACGACTCAATCTTCTAAAATATGCACAATTGATGAAAAACATACAGAACTTATTCAAAAATATGAAAACAATGAAAATGAAAAAATTCCACAATTAGAAGCCGAAATTGAAAATTTAAAAATGCAAATAAAATCACTAAAACCTTCACAAATTGACTCTTATATGGATATTCGCGATCAAATCCAACAGAAAAACTTACAAATAAAAAAATATCGTAGAGAACATAAAGAATATCTGTTGGTAAATTCAAAATATGTGTTTAATTATTTCAAGGAGAAAAAAGATATTTCAGAAGGAGGTGGAAAACAAAATATGAATGTTCTAAATTCTTTTTTCAAAATACATTCTAAAAATGAAGAGAGTTCAAATATAAATTCATTGAAATATAGAGCTTCTAAAAATACATATAATGTATATTGGAAAAATGTGAATCAAAATGTTTTGAAAATAAGTGATTTTGTCATTCCTTCTGAAAATTGTCAAGTTTGTCACAATGGCGAAATGATTCCACAGGAAGAAGAAGGTATTTTGATATGTAACAATACATGCTGTGGACAATTTATTAGTTATATTGTAGAAAATAATAAACCATGTAATAAAGAACCGCCAAATGAAGTTTCTTATACTGCATATATGCGTTTAAATCATTTCAAAGAAATTTTATCGCAATTTCAAGCAAAAGAAACAACACAAATTCCGAAAGAAGTCATTGAAAATATTCGTGCAAGAATAAAGAAAGAGCGTATTGAAATTAAAGAAATGAATTATGATAAAATGCGTGAAATTTTGCGAAAATTAGGATATAATAAATATTTTGAACATATTCAATATATAAATTCCATGTTTGGAATTAAACCGCCGATTATGAATGAAGAATTACATGAAACTCTTTGTGTTCTCTTTATAGAGATTCAGAAACCTTGGGCGGTACATTGTCCACCAAATCGCACAAATTTTTTCAACTATACCTACACGTTATATCAATTATGTACACTGTTGGACCAAACGCAATATTTGCCTTATATTCCAATGATGAAAGATCGTGAAAAACAATTGGAACAAGATATGATATGGAAGAAAGTGTGTAATGATTTGGATTGGGAATTTTTTGCGACCGTTTAGGTTAGGGGACAGTTGGCACCCCGTAGAGGGGTGCCGACATAATCCAAGGATTATCGCTTCGCTTTTCCCCTTATACCCCTACTTTTAATGAAATACTCGCAAATCCAAGTTCTCTTTTACGTAAACGAATATTATTATTTTTATTGGTAAAAATTATATTATATATCAAAAGTATATAACATGAGTTTTGTTAAATTT